ATTTTATCTTGAGGGCAAAGAGATAATGAAAGATGATCCTAAGACACAAGAAGGAGAGACCTTTGATGCAAAGGCCAACGAAGGGAAATATATTTATGACAAAGAGCTTTACGAGACTTTAAGCGGCATTTATAGCGATGATATTAACACGTCTATTAAGCAATCTGAGAGATTTACTAATCTCCTCAATACTACTGTTTACAAGATAGTAACAGATAGCGAAGGCAACCTCAAAATGCTATTCCTACAAAATGACATTGTGCAAGTCATGACAGATGATGAAGATAATGCAGCCGCAAAGCAAATTGCTTTTATTCGCGATGTTATAAGCCCAGACATTAATCAAGCTGCGACATCTTCTGTTATCGAAAATTGGTCGAAAGATATTAGAGACACAAACGCTTCAAATTTAAATAAAATAGAGGAAGCAGCACCAAATCAAGCTGCTGAGGAGTACGAGAAGCTATTTGGAACTAAAATTAATGGCTCTGGATTTGCTCCGTTCGTAGTATTCAGAGACAGCGGTACAGCGAATAACTTCTGGGCGCAAAGGAATAATGACGTTTTTCGCTATGTTAAAGATCTAAATTTGTCGATTACTGAATTAAGATATTTAGAAAGATACTCGTCATTTGGCTTGAAATACGGCGTTAATGTAGACTTCCCTGCGGACGGAGTTGTAGATCCAATGGGGATTATGGATATTGGTATTAAAAATAATCACGTACCCGGAACTGAAAGCGGCAAAAACTATGAAATAGGTGAGTTCAAGAATGAAGGCCGCCTAAAAGAGGTAATCGACTCTCTAGTTTTCAATATCAAGATGTTATTTACTCTCTTTTCTATTCCCTTAGATGCTCTTGTTTCGACTAACTCTGTTAGAAGCGCGGAGAATAAGCAGTTAGATAACGACTCCCTTTTTGCATCTATTAACTCACAAAGAGACATTTGGAATCTTAACGAGCAGCACTTATTTAAAACAATGCAAGCTGTGCATAATAGAGACAATGATTATAAACTTCCAAGGGGCATTGAAATGATCGTGGACTTTGAAGAGAAAAACTCTACTGATAAAGTGACCGATGATTGGCTAGTAGAGATTCAGAACAATGTGAGTACAGTTTTAGATTGGCTGTCAGATGTGCATCCAGATTTAGACCGTGATGAGCTAGTTCGTCTTCTTCAATCCAACAAAACAGTCAATGACAGTCAGAAAGAAGAGCCGCTGAGAGCTACTAATTTTGCTGAGACTAACGAGTATGGTGAGCTAATTATACCTAAAGTTATTGATAAGAACGCAGAGGAAGTCGAAGAAGAAATTGAAGAAGAAATTGAAGAAGAAATTGAAACTAATGAGTAATGACTCCATTAAATCAAAGGCTTAAAGAAACTAGGGCGATAATCAAGGGCATTGAGGACTCAGCAACCCAAATTGGGGCTGCATCAATCAAGATCAAGGATAAGGCAATTGATAAAGCTATATCTGTAAACAGAGTAAAAAAATCATATGTTGCCGCATCTCTTGTTGAAAAAGAGGTAGACAGCGCCCTGCAATCAGTCATTAAAGACACTAAGAAAGACTTTAAAGACTTCTTGAGAGCTAGTGAGAAGTACTTAATTGACGGATATGCAATCAAGCTCACTAAAGCCGACTTGGAAAATATAGCTCGCAAAGGCTCAGTCATTATTGACGATCTTGTCAGAAACACAGAGATATTAAACTCGGATCTTCAAGAGATCTTAACCCAAAATCTAGGAAAAGGAGTATCTGAAAAGAAGCTAGTAAAAAGCCTTCAAAAACTCTATCCCGCTTATGCAAGAAACGCCTCAACTGTTATTAACACGGGGCTAGGGCGTTTGTTTACGGATATGAATGTCACTAAATTTCAAGAGACAGGGCAGAAATATTATCTTTACGCTGGGCCAGATGATAAAATTACACGAGAAACACCCTGTAAGCATTGGGTAAGGCATTGGTTCCCAGTAAGCCAACTAGCTGAGGTAACGGCTATAAAAAACGGACTATATAACTGCCGCCACTCAATAATCGCAATATCAGAAGAAGAAACCAAAGATTATTCCAAATTAGAGCTATCGGCTGGCCAATAAAAGTTATTATGTAAAATTAGTTTGCTTAGTTAATTTTACATAATATTTATTATCGTAGCTTTCGGCAATTAGCGTAAAATTGCTTTTAACTCACTAAAGAGGTCAAAAATGTCTACTGAGAACTTAAATACTGAAAATAATAAGCCTGCAACTTTTAACTCTAACGAAGAGACTAAGCCAAATGATAGCGTTCCTCTTGCTAGTTTTCTTGAGCAAAAAAAGCTCACTAAAGAAATGAAAGAGAAATTAGCTGGATATGAAGCTAAGGAACTAAAAGAAGCGGAGGCAAAATTATTAGAAGAAAAGGGTTATCAAGAATTGATTCAAAGTAAATCTGATAAAATAGCTGCACTTGAAGCTGAATCAGAAAAAACTACTAAGAATTTTAAACTAAAAGACGTGCAGAATAAATTTGCTCGAGCTTTAGATAAGAATAATGCAATCAATTCTGATGATGTTCTTAAGTTAGTCGATGTTTCAGACTTACTTGACTCTGATGGAGCGGAAGCAGAAATAAATAAAAGAGTTGAAAGTTTAGTGAAGGATAAAAGTTATTTATTCGGAACAAAACCTAATACTCGAAATAGTGAAGAGAATAATACTCCTCACGCTGGAGACAGACAAATTAACAAATCTTTTAAAAAAGTTAATTTAGCTGAAGCAGCATTAAACAACGCTTTTAAATTAAATAAATAAACAAAATGACTCAAAATACTTACGATTTAAATAACCCAGTAAGGGACGTTTCAGAAGCTTTCGACCTTCTAGTTGCTGAAAGACCTTCTTTCTTGAATCTCTTAGGCGGACTAGGAACTACTTACGACTTGTCAGGATTGAATCCAGTTGTGACAAACAATAAATACGAGTGGATCAATGAATCTTTGGAGCAGTTCAAAGGCTTCGTCCTTGGTTTTGGTACTGACGGGGATGGCACTTCACTAGAATTATCTTCAACTGCTGGCATTCAAGCTGGCTCGATCTTACGCTTTACTGCTAATGATGGTTCTAGTAAGAGTGAGTTAGTGTTAGTTGATTCTGTTGATTCCGCAAGCGTAATTACAGTCACTCGTGATTACGGATCTACAACCGGCGTTACTCTTATAATTAGTGATATTTACTACTTAGTATCTACTCCGAGACAAGAAAACTCTGGATCTGGCGATGCTTTCTTGCAGCAAGGTGTTGCGGCTCATAACTTTACCGAAATCTTTGATGAAGTTGCTAATCTTTCAAGATCAGCAATGGCTTCAAGATACTATGATTCTGCAGGATCATTATCAAAGCAAATCATGGCTGGTATGATTCGCTGCGCTCGTAAAATTGAATCTAGTTCGATTTTCAGTGTTCCGGTTGCTAGAACTTCTACGGCTGCTGGAAGTATGGGTGGCGTTCTTCATTACATTAGCGGAGTTGATGGAAACATCGTTTTTGCTGGCGGTGCAATATCTCAAGATAACATCAATGATGGTATTGAAAAGATTTACGCAAAAGGTGGATTACTTTCTCAGCCAGTAATCTTATGTTCACCAAATCAAGCTCGTAGATTATCTGCTCTGAACACTTCTGGTACCAATCCAATTGTTCAAAAATCGAACGAAGATAGAAGCTTAGGAAACTATGTAACTAACTTTGTTGGCGATTTACCGATTGATGGTTCAGCAGTTAATGCTCAGATTTTCTCTTCTCAAAGCATGGCTAAAGATCAAATCGCTGTGTTAGACATGGATTTGATTAATCTGAAAGTTATGTCAGGATTATCTTCTAAAGATGCGACTGCTAACGGTACTGATGGTCGTTCAGAAAGACTATTGACCGAACTAACTCTAGAAGTTAAAAGTGGTGACGCTGCTCACGCTTTAATAACTGGATTAACTATTTAATTTGTTAGGGGGGTGATAACTTGCCCCCCTTCTTAAAAAAGGATTTATGAAATTTACAAATACTTACACAAAAACTGGATCTTTCAGATTTGAAGGCTCTTCAATAGACTTTAAAGGCCCTATTGAAGCCGAAGGTAAGCTTGCTAAATATTTAGAAGCTTGTAATGGCTGGGAATGCTTAGAAGCTCCTCTTAGCGAGTTAGACAGCTTAAGAGCTGAGGCAAAAGAGCTTGGACTTACTATACATCATGCATCTAAAGAAACTAAAATTAGAGAAAAAATTGAAGCTCACAAGAGCGGCTTAAACGTACAAAAATCATAACATGACAAAGCTATTCGACAAAATTATAGGCACTACAACTAGCTTCGATGGAAATAGTGTGTCGGATAGCACCGCATCTTGGACTGTTGATTTTTATAAGGATTGGCAAGTGGTAATAGATGGTACTGAATATCAGATCACAGCTAACACAGCGACCAGCCTTTCCTTTTCAAACTCAATAGCCGGAAATACTACGTACTCTATTGATTTTATTGGAAGGAACTCTCTAACAGAAATCGAGGGTGATGCTTCTAATCAGACTAAGATTACAGATGCTTTGATTCTCAAAAAGTACAATCAAGCTAACAATGACATCACGAACAAAGTTTTTTCATATTTAAAAAATCTCTACAAGACTGATTTTGATCCCTTGGCTAATATCTTGAACTTAGCGCAAATGCAACAAAGTTTCTCTTATTATGTTCTAGCAAAAATCTATCAAGATTTATCAATAGATCAAGAATCATTCGAAGCTTTCAAAGGTTACAATATGTATGAAAAAAGCTACATTGACACAGTTAAAGACTCTCTAGCGTTACTACAAATTGATTTAGACAAGAACGGAGTAGCTGATGCTGATGAGCTTAACTCTTATGTCTCAAACTCTGTTTTCTTGACTCGATGATTTCACTTAAAAGAAACGGCAATTTTAAACATATTTTGGAGCGAGTAGAGCTAATCGACAAAGAATTTAACAGCGGTAGTTTTTTAGAAGGAGTAGCGCAACTATTAAATTCATCAATCCAAACCAGGGTTCAAGAGAAAGGCAGAGGTACTGACAATAGAGTGATGAATGCTTATTCTAACAAATATGCTGCTTCTAAGAAGAAGAGTGGCCGACAAACAGCGGTCAGGGATCTTACTTACAGCGGTAAAATGTGGCAATCATTAACGACTGCTGGAATACCTGGTGGCGCTAAGATGTTTTTTAGCGGCGTTGAGAATGCAAATAAAGCTCGTGGAAACGAGTTAAGAGCGCCGTTTTTTGGAATAGGACCAAAGGAAAGATCAATATTAAAAAGAGAACTGAGGAAATTAATTAATGTCAACTAGTTTACCCACTATAATTGATAACATCAAGACTGCTGCTCTAGCTACTGGCTACAAGAGCGTAGAAGAACTAAAGCTTAACATGAAAGCAAATTCTGATACGTTGCTTCCTAAGCTCTTTATTAAACTTACTGGTATTAGTTATGATAAGTTCCAAGTAAATGCGGCAGTTGAGACTTATAAACTTGAGCTAACTACTGTAATTGCTGATTCTGCTAACCCATCCTCAGATTTGAAGGCTAGGGTCGATGGCTTACTAAATAATCTATTCAATGTGAATGCTTTGTTTCAAACTCTAGCGAGGGGAAGCAAGGTTATTCTTGAGGATTCCGATTTAAGTAATGATCGGGACGTTTATTCTAAATACGGTGGGGAGAGCTTCACTTTACGCATGAATATTACGAATATTAACACTTTTGGAGGCACGCCTTGTCAGTAAAGAAAAAGAAAGAGTCTATTGACTCAAACGAAATAAATGGGGCTAAAATCTCAGAAGCGAAAAAATACATCGCTTTAAAAAGTACAAAAATAATCTGCAACGGTGTTTTTGAATTGGTTGAAGGTAAGGAAATTCCCTTGGGAATCGAAGCTGCCTTCATTCAAAGTCTAATCTCTAGTAATTTAATTAAATAAAAAAAATGAAACCTTTAACTAGCTTCGGTATTCACCAAGCAACATTCAAAGACAAAGCAGACAATACTTGGACTGCTGCCAAGATTCTTGGTTCACTTGAAGTGGATCTTAAGCAAGAAGCAATTGATTTAGAAGGCGGCTCTTCAATAGTCGCTTGGGGTTCTGCTCCCGGTAGAGCTTCTGGAGAAATGACTCTAACTATTAAGGACTACAAAAAAGAATTATTGAAATTCTTAGCTCCTTACAAAGAAGGATCAATTACTGAGACTGCCACCGGAAATGCCGCTGGTGCGCTTAGTGCCATCGTCAATCTAGTAGGAGCTTCACTCGTAGACGCTACAAATGGCGTAGCTTCTATTTCCGTTGGAACTGCTACTGACTTGTCAGCTGGGAAGTATAAAGTAGTATGTACCGGTGCTGCGACTTTAGATATTTACTCTGATAATGATGTTGAAGGAAAAGTCTCTTATCAAGATTCAACTTTGAAAATCAACACTGCTTCTCTCACAATCCCCAGTAGCTCAACTGTTGAGTTTCAAGGGATTGTCTTTGCTGGCGGCGCAGGAATTATCGGGATGACAACTGGAGACATTGCGACTTTTGAAGTTACTCCAATTAATAACTATGTTCTTGAATATGAATTCGGTAAAGCTGGAGCTTGCCAACGTGAATTCGAACTATGTGCATTCTCTGAGTGCGAAAGTGGGAAACTAATCCAAACTATTTACCCGCGCTGTGTAGCCTTCGCATCTATTTTACCTAATCACCTAGAAAATGATTGGTCATCTATCGAAGCTACAATTAAGGTTTTACAACCAACCGAAGCCGGCATTGACTATGTTGCTAAAAGCAAATTCATCAATCGCTAAACTATTAAAGGGGGTGTAAAAGCCCCCTTTTTTATACTCATATTATGGAACTGATTATCAACGGCACAACTTACGTATTAAGAGAAATGAATTGTGAAAGACGGCGGTTCTTTGCTGAGCAAGTCTTAATTCATTACAATTACGAAGCAGAAGACTTTAACGCTTTTATTGAGCAAGTTAGGATCGAGCTAAAAGAGAAACATAATATTGACAAAACAACTCAACAAGTCGTAAGGGATTTCTTTAAAGAATTTGCTAAGAAGATAAATCTTTCAATTTGGACTTTCTTAAAAGATGAGGACAAAAGAATTCTAAAAAACTCTCAAAATCTCGACTTAGATAAAGACCAAATTCAAATGTTTCTCGAAGCTAACTGCGCTAAAATAAGAGCATATTCCGATTATATCAAATCAAGCTCTGGAGGGGGTAAGTCCGAAGACATAAACACGATATTTGCTTATTTGTCCAAGTCCTACGGCTGGACTTTTGCTGACATCAAAGAAATGGACGAGCTAGAACTAATTAACGCAATCGAGCAAGCTTCAATATTAAGTAAGCGAGATAGTTTAGATCGGGTAAATTCTCAGGCGCTCGCTGGAGCGTACGTTTCTGGTAGCAAGCAAGCTAAATCTGCAATAGATAAGCTGAATAACTCTCTTAAGCATGAGGTAAACATGAAAAAACTACAAAAGACAAACCCTAAGTTCGAAATGAAGAACGGACTAAGTGACGAAGAACTTCAAAAATTAATGGATAGGAAATAATGGCTGAAGAAGAGATTATACTAAGGGGGAAATTCGAGAACGGAAAACTGATTGTCGATACTACTAAAAAGATTAACGATAATCTGGATAAGATGGGTAAGAACGCCCAGCAAACTCAGAAACAGAGTAATTCCCTATTATCAACCCTTAAGAAACTCGCGGCAGTTGTCGGAATCGGGTTAGTTGCTCGTCAGTTCAAAAACCTAGTAAGTGGCTCTTTGCAAGCCGCGGGAGCGATGGAGCAAGTCGATATTGCTTTAACTACGATGCTGGGAAGCGCTGAGGAAGCAAAAGATTTAACAAAAGATCTAATCACCTTCGCTAAGAAGACCCCTTTTGAAATCGAGGGTATTTTTGGGACAACTAAAAGATTAATCGC